TCCACAGGGAACGTGCCAAGCATCAACTGAGGCTGATCAGGGTCGTAGCACTCAGAACAAACCAAAAGTTCGTACTTGCGCTGTTTAATAATCTCAGTTCTTAACTGCTTGAGTTTAAACTGCTGCCCGCACCTATCGCACATGGCAATCGCTTTGTGGCCTGCTGCAAACCGGTTGGACATCAGTAGCCACCGTTTCCAATGTGCATCGCACGAGGAACAAACCGGACTGCCGCCTTTTCGCGGTCTTCCGATGAGGCCAAATCCCACGCTTCGTCGTACTGCTGCTTTAAGACACCCAAGCGCTCCATTGCGCCGGGAATCTTCAGGGCAAGGTGATAGGCCAAGCCAGCCGTCATGGCCTCATAGAAGCGGAACGGCATGTCCATGGTGTTCACACCCGTGCCAGCGTCCTGCATGCGGCGCAAGCGCCAGTACACGAACACGTAGGGCTGTGAGTTGTCTGGGATTGGCCAAACCGTGATGCGAGGCGTGTCCAAGCGCTCAATCCAAACCTGAATTGGCCGGGCCTGCTGCAGCTTGTTAGGGATCGTGGCGTAGGTGGAGACGCTGATTCGAGTGATGGTCAGGTCGGCCTGCGTCGAAGCGCTGCCAGCACCAGTGCGGATCACATGCTCAAGCAGGTCCACGGTGTCGGCGGGCAAGTTGTATGTCGCTTGGCCGGGGATCAAGTTAATGAGCCCCTGCTCATACGTGAACATGTTCAGGCCACGGTTGGCCCACTGCGAAAACATCAGGTTCAGGGACCGGCTGGCCGTTCGAAGGTCGTAACCAGTGCGCAACTGACCACCAGCACGTTCGAACGCCTCCTCCACGATCTCCGTGAGGTCCATATTGAACGCTGTGGTGCCTGATGTTGCCATTATCTAAAACCTGCTGTTTTCTTTGCGATGGTCTTGGGCTGGGCCACAAACTGTTTGCCCGCCGCCTTACCAGCACGCTTGGCTTTTGTGGTGGCCGCATACTCTGCGGGGCTGAGCGATTTTATCGCCTTCTCCGGCAAATAGCGCTCACCTGTTTTTGACGACGGCTTGCCGCTCTTGGTGCGCCACTTCTGGTCGCCCCAGTCTTTGAGGGATTGCTGGGGCGCTTTCATGTCAGTCCCTGTACCCGCCGCCAGCGGCCTTGTACTTCTTGGCCACAAGCTGAGCTTTACGGGCCGACCATTGGCCTGCCCCGGTGCCCTGCGTTGCAGCAGACTTTACCTGCGACACGATCCGCTTGCGCAGCTCGGGCTTGGTGTAGTTGCCAGCCGCATTGACTTTACCGCCTTCAGCGTACTGCGTAAAGTCGGTGTCATCCCGGCGAGCTTTACGCACGCCTTTGGGCATTTTGGAGGGGGAGATGGCCCCCATACCACGGCTGGCCAGCATGTCAGCAGGTCTTTCCGCCCATGGCCATCTTGACCATTTTGCCCTTGGTGTGGCCTTTGGTCGCGCAGCCATCAGCACGAGTTACACCGCCTTTGGCGTAGCCCTTTTGGCCACGAACGCCATCACGAGGGTCTTCAGACGGAGGTGTCTTTGCCGCCTTGTTATAGGCTTTTTCATTGGCTTCGTCTGCCTTCTTTTCCGCCATCATGCGGCGGGCTTCTTTTTCTGCTGGGCTCATGTCAACTCCTTAGCAAGTTTTGCCGCCACGGGCCATCTTGACCATGGTGCCTTTGGTCTTGCCTTTGGTAGCAATACCGTCACGGCTTGGAGCGGCAGTTTTCACTGAGCCCATCTTGGTTGTGCCAATCGAGCCACCGGCCTTGTAGCCTTTGGCTTCAGCCATTTCATGCTTGACCATGGACTTGGGAGCGCCCTTCTTTTTCATGAAAGCCACTTCCTTTTTCATCATCTCTTTGGACTCTTTCATATCGCCACCTTTTGAAAATTTGCGGCCCTTGTCCGCGTTGGAGAACTCTTTGCCCACTGACTGTGGGACGCCTGCTTTCTTCGCAAAGGCTGGGTTGTTGGCCACAGCCGCCATGAAGTTGTGCTGCTTTTTACTCGTGCTGGGCATTATTGCCTCGCAGGTTGTCAATCTTGCGCTCAAGCCGGTCAAACCGGTCAAGCAACTGTTGCATGTCGGCCCGGAACTCCGAGCGCGTGATGTGATCCCGTGCCACTTCCTCGCGGGTGCGGTTGAGCAGGATGCCAAGACGGTTGATCTCGGCAAACTTTTCTTTCAGGATGAACCCGAGCATGGCCACAATTGCGGTGAGCACGAGGTTCCAGACCATCATTTCCATATCAGCACTTCCATCGCGCCAGTGACGCGGCTTTGCGAGTGGGCTTGCCCTTCTCGTCTTTCATTGGGCCGGGCATACCTGACATGCGTGCGCAGAACGAGTCCTTGCGCTTGCCACCCTGCGGCTGCGGGGCTTTGAGGTTGCTGCCGGTGGCGGCGTTATATTTAGCTCTGCCCTTGGCTGTCAGCCCAGCACCCTTGGATGCAGGCAGCTTCTCACCACGACCGATTGCAAGGGATGGGGTCTTCTTAGCCATTGACGACTTTCAGTTTGGGTGTGCAGTGCTGCTCGATCAGCGGCATCAGCACGGCCTCTTTGAAGCTGCGGTGGTATTCCTGTGAGCCAACGTGCGGCAGGGTGATCTCGGGATCAATGAAGACCGTGAAACCGTCCGCCCGGGCACGCTTGCAGAACGTGTAGTCCTCGCCAACGTACTGCCCATTGGTCAACTCAAAGTCGAACAGGGCGCTCTCGTTGCGGTTGTACACGTCGTTGAAGTAGGTCCACTCTGGGTGGTTGGCCACCATCTTCTCCAGCACATGGCGCTGAATCATCATGAAGCCCGTGGCCACGTTCTCAACGCGCAGCATGCCGTGCGGGTCAAACTCAAGCGTGTTGGCCTCGTCGATGTAGATGTCCAAGAAGAACTTGCGGTCCTCGGCTCGGCGGGTGTACATCCCAGCGGTGATGTCCTTGCCGGTGCTCAGCGCCAGCAGGCGAAGCACAGACTCGGCGTCCACCACGATGTCGGCATCGACAAACAGAAAGTCCGTGCAGTCCGACTCTAAGAAGTTGGCGACCAGAATGTTTCTGGCCTTGGTGATAAGAGAGCAGCCCGACAGGTGCGACAGTTGCACTTGGACACCAAACTGCGAAGCCTTGACCACCAAATCGGCCAAAGCAAACGAAGTTTTGATGTTCAACTTGCCGTCGTAGGCAGGGATCGCAATCATCAATTTGCGACCTGCAACATCCATGGGGCGTATCTCTTCAGCCATAGAACACCGTGATCTTGGAAGTTGCCGGAATTGTTACATGGACGTCTGTCTGAAACAAAATCCCTTGACCGGGGATTGGCAAACTGATTGGCTGAGTTCCAGTTCCAATATTGAACTGCAACAGTATGGTTCCGCCTGATCCGCCATCACGAAAAATAACATCCCCGGCGGTTCCGCCAGAAATGCAATGGTAGGCTTTGACGCGAGTACGATAAGCCACCACGGTAGCCGTGGCTTCGGTGTGTACCGCTTTTACGTCTGTCTGCATCGACATAATCAATCTCCTTTAAAACAGGGGCCAAAGCCCCTTGGGTTGATTACGCAGTGCGTGTAAACGCATACGCTGTGGCGCTGGAGAACATGATGGTGAATCGTGCCAAACCAGTAACACCAGAGGCAACCGTCAGGTCGCCAAAAGAACCTGCGGTGTCCACGGCGGCAGAAGACAGAACGCCGTTGGTGGCCACAGCAATGGTCACTGTGCTTGCGCCAGCAGTGTTGTCAATGTACAGGTCCATCACAGTGCCACGAACTGCACCCAAGGCCGCGCCGAGCAAAGTGCCAGTGGGCAGCGTGATGGTTGTGGCGGCTGCCGAGGTGGAGGTGATGTAACCGGTAATAACTTCTGCCGCTGTGGCTGTTGCAGTGGCGTTGATTGCTGCGGTTGTTGGGTGGTTTTGATCAGTGAACACCAAATTGGTGGTCGTCAGATCGGTTACGCTGGTGGTCGCGCCAAAAGTGGCATCGACGGTAACCGCACCAGTGGTTGCGCTGACGGAGACGTCTTGAAAGCCGTTCTCGGAACGAACTGGGCCGGAGAATGTGGTATTGCTCATGATGATTCCTCACATGCGAGTTGAGGTGCATCTGTCTGCATGTCGTCGGCCCGGAGCCGTCAGATACACCGGATAGTCCGGGGTTGAGGCAATATATCACGCAGG